CATGGGGTTCCGGTTCGCAATATACCGACAAAGGTTTGGCGTCTCAATTTCTTGGGTATTTTGTTGAAAATCAACCATTTAACGCAATACATTTTGAATATGATTTTGAACATTTATCATACGCATTATTCCGTGAAGACGCGGCAATTGCTTGGACAAAATGTTTTAATTCAGCACTAACGGTGGCGACAAATTTAAAAAATGATAATACACCTTTATACATGAATTGGGTCGTTCCTAAATTTTCAAATTACGGAAACGGAATATATCAATCACGATATGTTGGCGCGCCGGGATTTGGATGGGAAAGCATGGAAGCGGGGAATAGCATAACCGGAACCGGCTTATATTCCGATTATCACGATTATTATATTAACGGAACCAAAACTTATCAACAATGTGGGCTTTATTATCCTTGGTTTAAGGGGGCGATTCAACATTACAAATATATGTATGTAACGAATTACCAATTTAAAATGAAAGACCAATTTCAGGTTTATTCAATAGTTCACAATACCGACATTACGCGAAAAATGTTGTTTCAAATTTTAGGCGCAACGCATGATAAGCGTGTATTGCCATACATTTGGAATAAGCAGGAGCCAATTTTAGGGTCCGATTTTGGTATGCAACGCAAGACCGTAAGATTAAACGGACAATTAAAATTTGGAGACCGTAACCGTTTGGAAGTATGCCCGTCTCAAATGTATAATTTTGCCGTTTGGGGAATGTGTTATTGTGACGGATTGTTTGCGTGGTTTCAATCTACAATTGGCGAAGAAGTTACCGATTGCAGATATGACCAAGACGTTAACGGAATGGACGACGATTTCGCTGACGCCAAATGGGGCGACACAACGGGTGTCGGAAAAATGACACTTGATTGGCCTTATGTTGGATATTTTCACGCAAAGCAGAATCAAGATATTTTAAGCGCAAACACATCGTGGTTGGTTCCAAATCTTTCATTAGGTAGTGGTTCATGGACATCGGGGACCGCAGATTATCCGGTGAGTTTATACAACCAACAACGACCAATTGCGCGATACAAATTAAACGCGGCAGGGACCGAGGCATTAGTATTGATTTACAACGGATTTTCAAACGGGTACACAAAGAATACCTACACATTGAGATTGCCGGCGAAAAACAATTACGAATTTAGCGTTGACACATGGGGTAATTACACAACGGTTTTAAGACTTTCAAATTTATAAAATGATAAAAAACATTCTTGATTTATTAATGGCAAGTGACCATTACAATCAGAGCGAAAATATTGAAATTGCAAAAGGTCGGTTTGAGTTGCCGACCACATTTAATCAGGCATTGACACAAATTAAAAGACGCGCGAAATGGCACAAAAGAAAATAGTTGAAGTAGAAATTAAAGAGAATCTTGACAAGGTTGACAAGAAAATTGACAACGTAGTTCAATCCCTTACCGAAGTAAAACAAACGGCGGATAAGGTCGGTGATTCGCTTAACAAGGTTGAAAAAGAGGTTAATGACATTTCGGTTGCAGGTGGCAAAGCGTCGGGTGCATTGAAAAGAATGGGGTCCGCAATTAGTGACATTGGCGGAAATATTAAAGGTATTGGATTGGGTGCGTTAATTTCTCAATTCGACGATTTTAAAGATGCGATTTCGGGTTCAAATAAGGTTGTTGATTTTTACAATCAATCATTAAATGTAACAAAGAAATTTGCGGCACAAGCCGGCGATGTTTTGTTTAGTGGTAAGTTTTTGGAAACTACCGGTAACGCAATAAAGGATTTAGTTTTAAATCCAAGTGAAACAATCGCCAAAGCAACGGTGGCAATAAAGCAAGCGGCAAAAGAGGGTGACGAGATTACAAAATTAAAAAATAATGCCATGTTTGCGGCAGTTGAACAACAAGGCATTTTTGAGAAATACGACAAGCAAGCGGAAGAACAACGTTTAATTCGAGATAATGAATTTGTTAGTTTACCAAAACGAACCGAAGCCAATAGAAAATTAGCCGGTATATTAGCGATGCAAAAAACAGAAATGTTGGCGCAGGCAGATTTGCAAATTAAATACGCAGAGGCAGAGGCTAAAAATAGTAATAATCAATATGAAGACGATTTAAAATTAAGAGAGGCCAAAGTGAATCGTTTGGGAATTGAAGCCCAATTACAAGGATTTATCACGGAGCAAAGTCAAGCGGAGGCAGGTTTGCAACGTGAAAGACTTACTTTTTTAAATTCAGAACAAAGATTTATTAATGAAAATTTTGCGGCAGAGGAGCAAGCGCAAGCCGCATTAATTAAAAATGATAAATTAAGGCTTGAGACAGAAATTAGAAATTTAGAATACATTCAAGACCGCGAAGGCGAGTATTTGGAGAAAATTAAAAATCAAGAATTTGCAAACACACAAGCGCGTTTAGACGCGGAAGACGCGTTTACAAAAAAAATGATTGAGGTCAAATTGCAATTAAAAGCAAAGGAGGACGAATTGATGACTTACAATTATCAAAGAGACCAAGAATTACGTCAAAATGTTATAAATAACGAATTAGAGGCATTTTCGACGCGATTATTTGCATTGCAAAAATTCAACGAAGAAGCGCAAGCGTCAACACAAATAAGCGAAGACGAAAAACGTAGAATTCAATTAGAAACTTTCCAACAAGAAAGGGTTTTACAAAACCAAAGATTGGCAATGATTTCGAATACGATGGGAAATATTTCATCATTGTTTGACGCGGCATCAACCGAGGGAAAGGCATTTGCGGTCGCACAAGCGTTGATAAATACCTATCAAGGTATCACGGCAGAATTGGCAACAAAGACGGCAACACCGTTTGAATTTGGCCTTAAATTGGCAAACGTAGCGGTGACGGCGGCAATGGGTTTCAAAGCGGTTAAAGACATCATTAGCGTTCAACCATCGACAAGCGGTGGCGGAATGGAAATGTCCGGACCTAGTGGAGGCGCGGCCCCACAATTTAACGTTGTTGGCACAAGCGGAATAAACCAAATTGCGCAAACAATAAACGCAAAAGACAACCAACCGATTAAGGCATTTGTGGTAGCAAGCGAAGTGACAAGCCAACAAAGTTTGGACCGCAATAAGGTTTCGTCAGCGTCACTAGGGTAATGAATTTACAACAAAAAACAAAAATAACGTTTATAGGATATGAGAATTGTTGAATTAGTATTGGACAACGAAAACGACGGAATCGAGGCGATTAGTCTTGTGGACCGTCCGGCCATTGAAAGCAATTTTATTGCATTGGCAAAAGAAGTCGAAATTAAATTTTCAGAGGTTGACGGAAAGCGCGGAATCCTTATGGGTCCGGCATTAATTCCCAACAAAAACATTTACCGCAAATTTGGCAAGGACGAGTTTTACGTTTATTTCTCAAAGGAAACGGTCCGTAAGGCATCCGAATTGTACTTGATGAACGGGAACCAAGGGAACGCAACGTTGCAACACAAGAACAAAATTGACGGCATCACATTGGTTGAATCTTGGATTATTGACGACCCTAAAATGGACAAGTCGGTGAAGTACGGATTCAGCGAAAATGAAGGGACATGGATGGTTTCTTTGAAGGTTGACAATGACGACATAAAATCAAAAATCATTTCGGGCGAAGTTAAAGGGTTTTCAATTGAAGGTTATTTTACTGACAAAATTGAAATGGGTTTGCAGGACATTAGCGACGAACAATTAGTTGAAGAAATTTTAAACATTTTAGAAGATGGCGAAGAATAAAAATAGTTCACCCGTAGGTGGAAAGCGCGCGTGTCTTTGCAAGGACGGAACGTATAGTTCCGAGTGTTGCCAAGGCGAATTGATTAATCAAGGAATTGGGTCGTTAGAGGGCCAAGAGGTTAGAACGGTAATAAATACAAGCACATCAAGAACAATCGTAAACACGTCGAATTAATATGTCAGTAGAAAGCAAAGTATTTGACCAATTGAACAAGGTTGAATTGAAGTCACAAAAAATCGAACTTGGTTTGTACGATGATTTGAAAATAAGTTTAAATTCTTTACAAAACCAAATATTTATTGACAAGGATGTTTACAATAAAAGCCTAAAAATAAGTTCAAATTTAGAATTGTTAAAAAAAGAGGCTAAGGAAAGATTTGATAATAATGAATCAATTATTCAATCGTCATTTAAAAAAATACAATTAGCCGAAAAGGATATGGCGAAAGCCGAAAGAATTGCCAAAGAATTAGGCGTAGAAGTAAACACATTCCCGAATTATAAAGAATTAGTTTCGGCAAGAATTGAGGCACAAGACAATATTAAAAAATTGTCATCTGTATCAATGCAATTGAAATCATTAATTTAATAAGTAAGCAATGAAATATAAAAACAAAAAAAACCAAGTAAAGGCCCTTTTGGGTTACCAAGTTAATTTGGCACAAATGAAACTTGAAGACGGTATTACCGTAATCGAAGCGGAACAATTCGAGCCGGAATATTCGGTTGGAATCGTAACGGCTGACGGCCTTGTGGCTATGCCGGTAGGTGAATACGTTTTGGAAGACGGCAAGGTTTTAGTCGTTGAAGTAGAAGGTATCATCAAAGAAGTAAAAGAAGCGGAGGCGGAAGCCGAAGTTGAAGTAGAGGTTGAGGCATCACCGGAAGAAGTTGTTGCACCTGAAATGGAGGCAGAGCCGGCGGCACCCGCACCACAAGCAAAAAGAATTGTTGAATCAGTATCAAAAGAAACATTCTTTGAAGAAATTGAAAAGATTCGCGCTGAATTTTCGTCTCAAATCGAAGCATTGAAAGCGGTGAAAGTAGAATTAGAAGCGGCAAAATTAGAATTACAAGAAATGCCGGCGGCAGAGCCAATCGCGTACAATCCGGAAGCGGAATCAAAAAGCGCAATGATGAACTTTGCACAAAATCGTCCTGAAAGTATTCAAGACAAAGTATTCCAAAGAATGTTTAATAATTAAAAAAAAAACTAAATTAAAGAAAAATGCCAACTACAACATCAATTACCACATCTTACGCGGGTGAATATGCAGGAAAAATCATTTCCGCAGCGTTATTGTCCGCGCCAACACTTGACAAAGGCGGTGTAGAGATTATCCCTAACATTGCATTTAAGCAAGTAATGAAGCGTATCAACACGGATGACATCTTAAAAAATGGAACATGTGATTTTACGGCTACGTCTACAATCACTTTGGACGAGAAAGTTTTACAACCGGAAGAATTCCAAGTTAACTTGCAATTATGCAAGCGTGATTTCCAATCAGATTGGCAAGCAATCGAAATGGGATACTCTGCATTCAAATCAGTTCCTAAATCTTTTTCTGATTATTTAATCGGTTATTTATCTGCAAAGGTTGCGGCTAAAATGGAAACAAACATTTGGTCAGGTGTTAACGCAAACGCAGGTGAATTCGACGGTTTTGCTACATTGTTAGCGGCTGACGCATCTTTGCCGGCGGCTCAAGAGGTTGCAGGTACTAC